AAAAGATTCTCAGCATCCGCGCGCTTTCGAAGTATTAGCAGGTTTATTAAAAACACAAGCTGATAATACAGATAAGCTTGCTGATCTACAGAAAAAGCTTCAGAACCTTCGCAATGGGCCGAAGGCGAAATCTACTCCCGAACAAATAACCAATAATAATGTATTTGTAGGATCTACAACAGACCTACAACGTTTTATTCTTGATCAACAAAAGAATAATAATGATGTGATCGATGTCAACACTAACACACCTAACCAATAACGAGTACGGGTATCTAGGCAACCCGCTCGTCAAACGAGACGGTGTTCAACAGACTTTTTCCCAAGACGAACTATCTGAATACATTCGATGTATGAATGATCCTGCGTACTTTGCAAATAAGTACATTAAGATCATCAACCTAGACGAGGGCTTAGTTCCATTTAGTCTTTATCCATATCAACAGAAAATGTTTGATCATTTCAATGATAATCGATTTTCAGTTGTATTGGCTTGTCGTCAATCGGGTAAGTCTATCTCATCCGTCGTGTACATCCTTTGGTATGCGATCTTCAAACCAGAACAAACTATCGCCATCTTAGCTAATAAGGGTGCAACAGCCCAAGAAATGCTAGGACGTGTTACTCTTGCACTAGAAAATTTACCATTCTTTCTACAACCTGGTTGTAAGACACTAAACAAAAAATCCATTGAGTTCTCAAATAACTCTCGTATCGTTGCAGCAGCAACTTCAGGTAACTCAATTCGCGGTATGTCAGTTAACTTACTGTTCCTCGATGAGTTCGCATTTGTTGAAAATGATGGCACGTTCTATACATCAACATATCCTGTAATTACTTCGGGTAAGACCACTCGTGTTATCGTCACATCAACAGCAAATGGTTTAGGCAATACTTTTCATAAGTTATGGGAAGGTGCAGTACAAGGTACTAACGATTTTAAAGCATTTAGAGTTGATTGGTGGGATGTTCCAGGTCGAGATGATGAATGGAAACGTCAGACTATTGCTAACACGTCAGAGTTACAATTCGACCAAGAATTTGGTAACAATTTCCATGGTACAGGTAATACTTTAATTAATGCAAATACTCTGTTATCTTTAAAATCTAAACAACCTTTATATTCAATGAATAGTGTCAATGTATATGAAGTGCCTTTGAAGAAAGATAAAGAAGATCCAGAATCTAAAGATCATAATTATATTATATTAGTTGATGTAGCAAAAGGTAGAGGTCAAGATTACTCAACGTTTAATATTATAGATGTAAGCACCAACCCATTTAGACAGGTTGCTACATTTAGGGATAATAATATTTCCCCACTATTGTTTCCAGATGTCATTTATAAATATGCTAACATGTATAATAAAGCATTAGTTGTCATAGAAAACAACGATGCTGGTCAAGTGGTATGTAATGGTTTATTCTATGACTTAGAATATGAAAACACATATACTTCCAATGGTGTTAAGGCTGATGCTATTGGTGTTTACATGGATAAACGAACTAAGAAGATTGGCTGTTCACACATTAAAGATTTGGTTGAACAGAAAAAGATTGAGATTGTTGATGCTGAAACAATTGTCGAGATGTCAACCTTTGTTTCTAAAGGTCAATCATATGAAGCTATGGTTGGAATGCACGATGACTTAATGATGAACCTAGTTATGTTTGGTTGGTTTGCAGCTACTCCAATGTTTGCAGAATCAATAGACAGTGGCATGAGAGAATACATCTATGCTCAACAGATGAAACAGATAGAAGACGAAGTATTACCGTTTGGATTTAATGATGATGGTAGAGAAGAAATAAATCCAACACATATAGACAACGAAGGGCAGGTTTGGCGAGAATTTAATTGGCCAGAAGATCCACAACCATGAATTTTACACTAATACTATTTGCATCAGCATTCGCGATATCCTCTGTTGCTGCGTATTACTCTGTAGCAGGATTAGTTGCTATATTTTCTGGCGAACCGATTGCAGCTATCATAATGGGTGTAGCTTTAGAAATAGCTAAGCTTGTTGCAGCTTCATGGATATATCGCAATTGGCAAACTACTGCTCGATTACTAAAATACTATTTTACAATTGCAGTACTAATACTTTCATTGATAACTTCAATGGGTATTTTTGGTTACTTGTCTAAATCACACTTAGAACATAACGTTGTTTCTGGTGGTGTATCATCTCAAGTACAGTTGATCGATGAAAAGATATTGACTGAAAAAGATAATATAAGTACAGCAAGGAAAGCTTTAAAACAATTAGACGAGTCAGTAGACCAAACGATGGCTAGATCTACTGATGAGAAAGGTGCAGAAAGAGCTGCGTCTTTAAGACGTTCACAACAAAAAGAACGTCGTACGCTTTTAGCCTCGATTGATGAGTCACAAAAGACAATTGAAAAACTTAATGCAGAGAAGGCACCTATTGCTGGTGATCTGAGAAAGATCGAAGCAGAAGTTGGCCCGATAAAATACGTTGCTGAGTTGATCTATAGTGATTCGTCAGTTGAGGTTATTGATAAAGCAGTTAGGTTAGTAATTATACTAATTATCTGCGTATTTGATCCATTGGCTATTTTACTGTTGATAGCTGCAAATATGGAAATGAGGAAAGGTACTCCTCGTGTAAGTACCACAACAGAACAGAAGGAGGAAAAGCTCGTGGAAAAACGACCCTCTGGAACATCGAGAACTTTACCTATAAAACCTAAAAAACCTAAAAAGCCAAGTCTTCCCAAAAGGACAGCGCCTACGGTGCCAAAAAAGAAACCGAAACCAGTTCCTAAGAAAAAACCAGTTCGTAAACCCAAGAAAAGTACTGTTGGTGCCACACCTGGATTAGACGATGTTATCACGATTAAAAAGAGCACAGTATACCGCTTCGATGGCTAGAAATCCTGAAGTTATAAATATATGCAGAAGTGATAAATTCTTATTATGACACATATTATGCTCTCAACAATCCATATTAACTTAAAATCGAGGTAGAGAAAAATGGCTTTTCAAGTTTCTCCTGGCGTAGCAATACGCGAAATCGATCTTACTAACGTTGTACCTGCAGTCTCTACTTCAATTGGAGCTACTGTAATTACAGCATTAAAAGGTCCGATAGAGGAGATTATAACCATTACTTCAGAGAAAGAATTAGCAGATACGTTTGGTGTGCCAACAGATGACACAGCCGCGTATTTCTTTAATGCTGCAGCCTTTCTAAAGTACGGTAATAATCTTAAGGTGGTCCGTGTCGCTGGCTCTGGTGCATTAAATGCAACAGCTGGAGTATCAACTGCAGGCACTGGACTTTTAATTAAAAATAAAGATCACTACGAAACCAATTACGAAGACGGTTCAGCGACTCAAGGTTGTTTTGCTGCCCGTCATGCTGGTGATCTAGGTAATTCAATCGGCATTGAATACGTAACTAATGCTACAGGCTTTGCAGCGTGGACAGATTGGAAAGATCAATTTGATTCTGCTCCTGGTACATCTGATTATGCATTAGCTAAAGGTGGTACTGCAGACGAAATGCATATCATCGTTTACGACAGAACAGGTTATATTAGTGGCGTTGCTGATACAGTATTAGAAAAATTTGCCTTTGTATCACAAGCACGTGATGCTAAAAAATTCGATGGCACATCTAATTACTACAAAGAAGTTATCAATGCAACATCAAAATATATTTGGTGGTTAGATCACTTATCTACATTAACAAATGCTGGTTCATTAGCTTCAGAAAACTTTGCAACTATCGATACTGTATACAGTAAAGGTCTTGCTGGTGGAGAGGATGGTTCTGCAGTTGATGAAGGTGATATCGATGATGGCTTCCAAGTATTCAACGATGCAGAAACTGTTGACGTCAACCTATTAATTGGTGCACCAACTCTTGCTTCTACAGCAGGCGAAACTCAAGCAGCTAACTTAATCGCGATTGCAGAAAATCGTAAAGATTTAATCGCGTTTGTCTCTCCTCCAATCAGTGCAACGGCAGCATCAACATCACAGAAACAAGATGTTATTGACTTCGTTGACACATTAACATCAACGTCTTATGCAGTTGTAGATTCTTCAGCTTTGAAAATCTATGACAAGTATAATGACGTATATCGCTGGATCCCAGCTGCTGGTCATATGGCCGGTCTTTGTGCTAATACAGACGAAGTTGCTGACGCTTGGTTCTCACCAGGTGGCTTCACTCGTGGTCAATTATTAGGCGTAACAAAGATTGCTTTCAATCCTAAGAAAGCTGAACGAGACGATTTATACAAACGACGTATAAACCCAATCGTATCTTTCCCTGGTGAAGGTACAGTATTATTTGGCGATAAGACTCTTCTAAGTAAACCTTCTGCGTTTGATCGTATTAACGTACGTCGTTTGTTTATCATCTTAGAAAAAGCTATCTCAACTGCTGCTAAGTATCAGTTGTTCGAGCTTAATGACGAATTCACTCGTGCTATGTTCCGTAACATGACAGAACCTTTCCTAAGGGAAATTCAAGGTCGTCGTGGTATTACAGACTTTAAAGTAGTTTGTGACGAGACAAACAACACCGGTGAGATCATCGACAGCAACCAGTTTGTTGCAGATATCTACATCAAGCCAGCACGTTCTATTAACTTTATTACTCTGAACTTCATCGCTACTCGTACAGGCGTTGACTTTGCAGAGATCGGAGGTTAATCATGGCTATTCTTGGCGTAGATGATTTTAAATCAAAACTAGTTGGTGGCGGCGCACGTCCCAATCTGTTCAAGGCAACAGTAAACTTTCCAGCTTATGCTGGTGGTGAAGTTGAATTGACAAGCTTTATGATTAAAGCTGCTCAATTACCAGCATCTGTTGTTGGCACAGTATTGGTTCCTTTCCGCGGTCGTCAATTAAAGATTGCCGGTGATCGTACATTCGATCCATGGACAATCACAGTAATCAATGATACAGACTTTAAAGTGCGTAATGCATTTGAACGTTGGATGAACGGCATCAATCAGCATCGTAACAATACAGGTTTAACAAATCCTATTGATTATCAAGCTGACATGCAAGTTGCTCAATTGGATAAAGCAGGAAATGAAGTGAAAGTGTATAACTTCCGCTCAACATTCCCAACCGCTGTATCTGCAATTGAGTTATCATATGATTCAGTAGACGTAATTGAAGAATTCCAAGTAGAACTTCAAGTTCAATACTGGGAATCTGATACAACGTCTTAATTAACGTTGGTAAATAGAAGGAGAGGGGAAACCCTCTCCCTCACTTTGTTATTATAAAGGCATAAAAATGGAATTATTCGGCTTCGAAATATCACGTAAAAAACAAGAAGAAG